TTTAAATGCAGGAGCTTATAGTGATCCGGGAATGGACGCCCAAAAAGCTATTGGCGCTACGGCCAATGCCGCTAAAGCCTTGGCGCTGAAGGGTTATTCTAAACTTCCTCAATCTATTCAGAATGTCACCACTCCCGCTTTAAAGGGCACTTATAACGCCGTTGAGCCATTGGCATCTAAGGTATTTAATCAGATTGGTGAATGGCCTTTACGTGAAGGCACTAACATGATCGCCAATCTTCTTAATTCTAAACCTCCATTGGAAAATGCTGGTCAAGTTTCAAAAGTCCCTAATAGCTCTTCATTCCATGACGTAATTAACGCTTTGCCAAAGGGCTATTTGATGGACGTTTTAACAGGAGAGCCTGGGGCTGGCGAGGCAATGCCAAAAGCATCTGGAATTTTAAACAATGATGCAGGAATGGCCGCTAATTTATTTCTTGATCCGTTAATGCACTTTCATCTTGGTGGATTAACTAAAGCGGGTCAAACGGCTACCAAAGCGGGAACAGAGGCCTCTACTTTAGGCGCTGGTGCGGCCAAAGGTGAGCGTTCTTTGGCTACGCTGGGAACGGTTCCGTTGGTCCCTAAAGTGGTGAGCAAAGTGGCTCTTGGTGGTCTGACTAAAGCCAATCAGTTAATTGACAAAGTTCCTGGTTTAGGGGGAGTTAAGGCTGGCCTTCAAACTCAAACCGGCAACGTTGGCTATGATAACGCTAAACTTCAAAAACTTACCAATCCTAATAACGCCTCTACGGTTGATGCCATTAAAATGCGGGCTGATGATGAAAAGGTCATTAATAACACCGCAAAAGAGATGGGCGTTACACCTGAAGAATTGCATCAAAAGATGCTTAATTATATGGAGCCTTTGGGTTCACAAAACCCTCCAAAAGGCCAAGTTTCTAAAAGCATTTGGCAACAAAAAATTAATGCGGCCAAAGAAGAGGCTGGTAAGGCTCTTCCGCCAGAAATCAAAGCTTTGGCTGACAATCATATTGGTGGTTATAACGCCTTTAATTTGAGCGAAGGCGGAAAGACTCGCCAGAATTACGTTGAGCATAATTCAACGCCAGAGTGGAATGACTTAGTTTCTAAGGTTTATCCTAAAATATACGATCCAGCCAAAAAAGCCTTGGATTCAGTTAAAAATGATTCTGCGAAAGGCCGTGGTGTTCTTGGAAAATATACAATTAATGAAATTAATAATATTGCTCAAGCCGGTAATCTCGGAAGTGTTCCGGGCCTCGGAAATATCCCTCAACTAGACGAATTCAAGGGAAAAGTATTTGATGATAATACGGCTAGAGTTCAAGCCTCTCGTTATCTCGAAAACGCTAAGGTTTTAAATCAGGCTGATTTTATGAATCACTTGGCTAAAACTTATGGCGTTCCCAAAGATGCTCTCTTGCAGAAGTACCGCAATGGAAGCATTAAGGCTGGTGATTTAGTTGAAGTTCAAGATAAACATTGGGTAAATAAAGACAACCCTGATGGAACGTTATCATTTCCTCCCGAAATCGCTAAATCTCTGGAAAAAATGAAAAACATGGGTGCTGATAGCCCGTGGGAAAAAGAGATGAAGGGATCATGGGCCAAACTCAATGACTTTACTAAGAAGTCTTATTTTGGTATTTTCCCAGCGTCTGTTGGGAAGATTTATTTAGGCAATCAAGCGTTAGCTTATATCAGCGGTCTTTGGAGTCCTGTCGCCCAGGCACAAGGACTTCGGATGGCAATGAATCTGCGTACTGGTAAGTTATCCGATAAAATTATCCTCAATCATTCAACTCTTGGCCCATTGTCCGAAAAAGATGTTTATAACTTGCTCAAGGCTAACAGGGCCTATGGAATGGGCTTATTTAAAATGGAAGTCCCTAAAGCTCAAATGGACACTTATCTAGGTAGTAAAACCGCTCAAAAGTACGTTGATAAAATGTGGCAAGCTCATAACTTCGCTGAAGATGCTACTCGCATGGGAACGGCTATTGAAGCTTTGCGCCAAGGATACAATCCTTTTGCCGCTGGTAAAGCGGCCCGTAAAGCACTTTATGATTATTCCGATTTGGGCGAAGCTGACAAGAAGATGAAAAACTTGGCTCCGTTTTATACATTTCAACGAAAAAATTTAGAAAATATGGCTAAGAAATGGATTCAGAATCCTGGGCGTGCCGGGTTGCCATTAAAATTTCAAAACGAAGAGGGCCAAGATAAGCAAGATGAGCGTCAATACTTTTCTAATTCTAAGGCCGAAGGTACTCCGCTCAATTTAGGCGGTCCCGATAATATTACGCTTGGATTAAATAGCGTTTGGCCCGCCAATGATGTTAACCGATATACGGGATCAGGAAAAACATTTGGCGAAATATTCGGAAATATGCCAAAAAGCATTATGAAAACGGTTGCTGGAATGATTAACCCTATTTTCAGAGTGCCAGGAGAGGTTGCCACTAATTATAATTTAAACGCCGGAACTCCAATTGAAAAGATGCCAGGGCAACAAGCAGTAGGGCCGTTTGGCATTGAAATGAATAAAAGGTATGCTCAATACCCTTTATCTCAAATTAGAGCGGTTAATGATCCATCTTTGCCATTTACTTCATCCAGTGATAAGCCGTGGCAAATTGCTACTAGACTTGCCACCGGATTGAGCTTTAAGAACGCTGATCCGGTTCAAGAAAAGAACTTTTCGGATATAGAGCAATTGCTTGGATTAAAAGGCTCTCATATTGATGGAGAAAAGAATCTGCCTAGATTCTTTGCCAAGGCTCAAGAGCGATACCAAAAGGCTGGTAATTTAAAAGCGGCCAAAGCGGCCTATGATAATGAGAAAATCTCGTATCAACAATTACTGGACGATGCTAAACAATTTAGGAAGCAATAATGCCATATTTATCTGCCAAGCAAGAACGATGGGCACATACAGAAGCGGCTAAAAAGTCTGGATTCCAAACTAAGGAGTTCGACCAAAAGAAAATCGCCGAATCCAGGACTAAATATGGCCGGTGATTTTCAAGTTAAAAAAAACGTTAATGAATTCGTCCCTAATAAAAATGATGGCCCCGGAACTCCAAACATTGATCGATTTAGAATTCTTAAACTGGTTAATGATCTTTATAATTCCGTAAATACTGGAACAGTGATCGGAATTCAAACTATTCCTGTTAATTCAACGGCTCCAACCGATGCTCAATTTCTAGTTTTTAACTCCGGGACGGGCAAATATAATCCCGTTAGTCTTTCGGGAGCCGGAACGATTACCGATGCAGGAGTTTTGTCTATTAATTTAATTAATATATCTACGGCAGGATTTCTTTTTAATACTACACTCCAAAATCAAAGTTCTGCAATTACTAGATCAGGGACTACTGCAACATATACATTAACCGCACATGGATTTTCTTCAAATGATTGGGTTCAGATTCAAGGAGCTACTCAGGCGCAATATAATGGATGGTTTAAAATAACGGTAACGGGAGCAAATGCGTTTACTTATAAGGTCGCCGGTTCGCCGACAACTCCCTCCACTGGAACTTCTCACGTTGATATTCGTTTAACTAGTGAGAACCAATTTGGGGTTTCTCTTTTAACTGCTGGGGCTGGCGCAAGCGGAATGGGAATTTTCAGAACCGCCGCTGGCAAACCTACTATTAATTTTTTGAATACGCAATCAAGCGCAAATTATATTTGTGTAGTCACCGGGGATGGAACGGCGACTAGTAGCGCACAGGTTTTTGGAATGGTTCTAGGAAGAACCACAACGTCTTGCGAAATGGCTCTCGTCACATCATCTACCGGAAATGCTTTAGATGGCTGGTTACATGTATTAATTTATGGGCTCGTTTAGCCATTTTGGCCAACTTTAATCTTGTTGTTTAAATTCGCCAATTAATTTATAATTAAGGGGCCATTAACGAATTTAGGAGAATTTCAATGAAAAAAATGATTTTGGCTTTATTCCTGTTAATGATTGGAATCCCATTAACATCTAAGGCCCAGGTTTCTGCCGTTAGTATTACCGGCGTCGCTTCATGTGCCAATCCGGGGAATACGATTCCCGTCACTTTCAAAATAACAACTTCGGCTGATTTTAACCCAATCAGCTATGATATTTTATTTTCGGCGGCCACAACAGCATCATCGGCGGCGTATTCATCTTTTCAGGGAAAAAATATAAGTTGCGCTGGCGGGGATAGCGGTTATACAACTTTTAATACCGGAGTCACAGTTTTAACTGTAATTCAAACAGTTCAAGTTCCGTCTACTGGGTACTCTGGAAACATCGTTGTCATTGCTGGCGACAACGTTTTAAGTTTAAATTGCCTTGATCCTTCTGGAAACATTTCGTTTGTATATCCATGTCTAACAACTACTCCGACTCAAACCAGAACGCAGACAACCACTCCTACAATAACACTTACTAGAACTACTACTCCAACCCTGACTATTACTCCAACTCCGTCTACTACTTTAACATTAACTAAAACCCCGACTCTTACTACAACTCCGACTCTTACACCAACCGTTACTGT